ACCTGCTGTGAATGATGCACCCGTACCTGCAAAAGTCAGGTCAAGTGTGTTTGCCGCAGTCTGAACAACAACATCAAGAGGAGTCACTGCAGGTGCGTAAGCACCATCAGTAGCACCGTCAATGTCGAATGCAGCTACAAACTCGTTAGGGTCTAGGTCTGTACCCAGAATAACAGTTGCGTCTGTACCTGTATTCATTGTTGCACTTTCGACAACTTGAACGCCAGCGTGTACAATGTACATATTAGCTGGAACGGTAATCATTTGTGCAATATCACCATTAGATGGGTCGATTGCTACAGCAGTCAAGTCAATCTCTTGCTCAACCATGTAGACGTTACGTCCACGCTGTGAATTACCAGTTGCAGGAAGAAGTGTTGATGTAAAAGTATCAGCCATTGTTTATTCTCCCTTATGCCAAGTGATACGAGGCGTTAACAAGTGCCTCTGGACGCAGAATCTTGCGACCGTACAAATGCATACCACGAACAATGTCAGCGAAGCTGTCAGGGTCACGATATGTTTCAGTCTTGTTGATTTGTTCTGCTGTGGCAACTGCAGATGAATGTCCAGCAACAATTACACCAAAGTTAGTAGCAGAGTTCGCACCCGCAAAGGATGGACCTGAACCAATTGATGGTAGGTTGTTAGACGAGTAAACAGTAAAGCCATGAATGTTCGTTCCAAGAACGCCATTCTGGAGACCTGAACCACCGAAGTCAGAGTTGAACAGACGAGAATCTTCGTCTTTTAGTAGTTCAATGAACACGGGGTCAAGAACAATCCAACGACCCTGTGTGTCAACATTCTGCTGGTCTAGCAGACGAGACATACGGGCAATGACCTGTAGTGGGTTTGCATCACCAGCAGTTGATGGAGGTGCAACACCGCCTGAACGTGCGCTGATAGCAATTGCTTCACCACTTGATAGTGAACCACCACCATCATTAAAGTCAGTTCCAGTCAACTTCATTGAAGTAAGAAGTTCATCTGAACCAGCAGTAGAGACAGCCTTAGTACCATTTACAGTTGTGTTAACTGTGTCTGGTGTGCCATGCAGTGCAGACTGCTTGTAACCTGACAAGTAACCAAGAACGTCTTGGTCAAACTGGTCAGCGAGGCGGTAAGCCGCACGGTCACTTGCCAAAGACTGGAAGTTAACGTGTGAGTGTGCCTCTTCGATGTCATCGACTTTAAACGCAAAGTAGTTTGCTTTGTCGATTGTCAGTGAGAAATCCTCATCATCAAGGTCTTGAGGAGTGATTGTAGTACCACGCTCATATGCCTTAACTGTGATTTCTGGTTCTTTGATGATTTTAACTGAATCACCCATTGCGGCGATTTCGCCAAAGTAATCACTATTAGTGATTGCCTCGCAAACAGCTGCCTTGCGGAATGCAAGCTGCACCTGTTTGGAGTAAATTACTGGACTAAAGTTACCATTAGGTAGGTTTCCGTAGCCAGCAGCTGAAGTAAAAGCCATTTTTCAACTCCTGTTAGTTAGCTTTTAAAGGGACAGATGCAAACTGTACAAAGCTATTCAGAGGCTAATTCACTAGGGTGTGTCTTGTAATCGGGTGGCCGCCCAACTATGCAACAGGCCAAGTGTCTTAGGTAATCCGTAAGACTATTGTTATGTTTGCTGTGTGGGTAGACAGACTGCGCTGAATGTCTACACCATTGTTGTATATAGTTATACTTAAAAATAACTATTTGTCAACACTTTTTTATCTAGCGGAGCCAGATACATCATAGATAAACTTTCCAGAACGGATAGCTTCCATAATTTCGTCAGATTTCTTCTCGTATTCTTGAGGAGACATCTTTTGTACTTGTGATTCTTTAAGGTAAGTTACCGCTTCGTCTTCTTGTGGTTTAGAACGAGTATTTTTTCCACTGACGGCTTTAGCGGCTTCTTTGTTACCTTTTGTGTTATCTTTTTTGCCAATGCCTTTATCGGATTTGTAAAGGTCAATCGCTCGTGCGGCTGAACGTGCATCGTTGTCATTGTCGTAAAGTGCTTCTTGTACCCACTTAGGCTGTTCTTCAGCCCACTCATGGAAGTCATCACTGTCACGAATATCATCAAAGTCTGGATGCATCCGCATTAATTCTGCTTCTGCCTTTTCTTTAGTGGCACTGTTTTGCATTTCGTCAATTGCTTTAAGTCGTTCTTCCAAGGCAGTAGACTGTTCACGCGCCTTCTTCATAGCAATTGTTTCAACGATAGCCGCCACATCAGGGTAGTCAGATGCCCACTGTTCGATGTCTTCATCTGATTTTGGCAACTTCATTTCTTTTTTAGTTGCTTCAGATAGCTGACGTTTTAGAGATTCAAGTTCAGATTTAAACTCTTCGGATTGTTTTTGCTGATGTCTGCGTAAATCGGAATAACGCTTTTTAAATGTTTTTTCTTCTGCAGTTTCAGGTTCAACTTCTTCTGGCTCTTCGGGTTCAGCAGTTTCTGCTTCGCCTTTTTGTTCCTTCATTAGTTGTTCTAGTTCTTCTTCTTCCATCTTACGCTTCTCATCGTTACTATACTTACGATTAGCAAACGCGACTTTAGTAGGAGACTGCATTTCATCAGCCATAATTGTATCATTCATTTTTTTATTCCTGTACTGGGGCCGCTGTAGCCACACTGTCGGGTGTGGGGAGTGAGTAGCCAGTTAAATAGGTCTATATTTTTTTAGCAGCTAGACCTTTTTTCTGCTTCTTTTCTGGTAGTGGCTTCATAAACTGCCCTAAAGCAGAATCAAAGTCAGGACCAAAAACCTTACCGATAATCCTACGAACATCACTGTTCATAAACTTACGAACTGTTTCCCGTTCTTCAGGAGAAAGCGCAGAATAATTATCGTATATTTCTTGAAAATCTAATTCCATTATACACTCTTTTCGTTATATAGTACAGTATAATCTTTTTGTTTCACAAAGATGCCTATTGCGTAACAAATAGCTTCGCCTACATTTTTAATTATCTTGCCTGCAATAGTAGTCTTTGTGTGTTTTATTGGGTCTACTATGTGTGCAATTTCTTCGGCACGTTTTACTGTAAGATACTCAAAAACAGCACAAACAAATTTGTTTCTACGTATTACAGGAACCATGGGAATAGCCCAATAATGGTATCCACGAACAAGTGTAGCTGGCAAATCACGGGCGGTGTACAGCACATCCATGCGGTACAAATCTCGTGATAGCTTACCCTGCTTATATAATTCTGTACAAATAACACGCTTATCTGTAGCATTATCAGCTTCACGTTGCTCACGCTCTGCCTTCAGTGCTAGACCTTTAGCAGAAGAGGTAGGGCCTGAAGATGTTACAGGTGAACCATCACTACTACGAACTACATTACCTTTACTGTCTGAAACTTCACCAGGACCAGCGGCACGTGTACCCACATTAGGTGAACGTCCTTCTGCTTTAGCGGAAGCAATCTCTGCTTTTTCTGACCTTGATATTTCTGCGGCAACATCTCTACTAAACGCATCCCGTGCAGCAAAAGCCGCATCATAGTCACCAGCTTTAATAGCAGATTCGTAGTCTTTGTTGTAACCTTTAGTAGTAGCCTCTGCAGTAATTCTATCTTGCAAAGATGGCTGTGAACGGTTACGTGTAGATGCCCTTGCCGCAGCCGAAACTAAATCTTGAGTTTGCTGTGCCGGAGTTCTTCTGCTTGTCTCAACAGCCGACCTAACTAAGTCTTGTGTTTTATTTACGGCGGCTTGTCGTGACTCAATATCTCTAAATGTTAACTCGTCTGTTGAAGGTTTTGATACAGGAAATCCCATATCGTCTACATCATATCTTTCAACAACACTATTAAAAGAATCAGAAAGGGTGTTTGTTCCCGATGATGCGCGGAAATCTGCCATGACATCTTTTTCAAACGGGGACATATTTTCTTCTTTTATCTTACCAGAAAGCACATTTTCTCTAAATTTATCTGCAGTAATTCCAAATTTATTCATTCTATCTAGTTTGTCTTGTAACGACATTTGTGCCGCGCCAGACACTGTAGCAGGTTGTGCCGCTTTAGCCGCTTCTGATACTGCCGTCTTACCTAGTGTAGTTTCAACTTGTGGAGTTTCTGCCGTTTTTAAATTAGCTTCAATCTCTGCACGTGTACCTAAACCAGCTTTTACTGCTTCATCAATTTGCTCTGATGTAAGGCCACCTATTGTTCCTGTCGTGGCTGTAGGTGTAGTACCCATACCACCTGCTAATGTAGGTTTACCAATAGCTTGATTGATAGACTGATTACCTGCGATAGTCATTAGACCCATAGCTTTAGCCGCAGGAGATATTTTAGCATCTTCTGCTTTAGTGCCACCACCAAAAGCACCAGCAATATCATTCATCATATTGCCTAGTATGCCACCAGACACACTTTTTCTTTCACCTGTGATTGGGTCAAAAGTATTACCACTACCATCTGCAATAGTACCATCCGGCATAATGTCACCAGCGTCATACTTATTCAGCATAGATACACCAGGAATCAAAGCACTCGCTAAAAATTCAATTGTGCCGATTTCGTTTTTATAACCTAAAGTTTTTGCAGCTTCTTTACGTGCGGCAATATCAGCAAAATTTTGTCTTTGTTCTGCTAGTTCAGCAGGTGTCATGCCGCTATCATCTCCACCCATTTCAGTCTGAGCCGTTGGCGTAGTAGTAGG